TTTTAACAAATTAGCGCTTAACATCCTATCGGACAGGATCGCGGCGATTTATCCGTTTACGACCTTCCAGCTATACGACACAAAGGGATGCGTGCTTGGTATAAGTGATAACGGAACGATCGTGTCTCCGAATTGGTTTGATACGGATATGTTTATCAATGCCAATATGACTATCATTGGCAGTTCTGGTAGCGGGAAAACTTTCACAGAAGAATTGATCGGCAGGCGCATGTACTTAAATGGATGCCGATCTTATTTTATTATTCCTAAAAAGGGACTCCTAGATTATTACGATGGCTGCGCCAATATTGGCGGTACATTTATTTCCCTTGCGCCAGGAGCAAGAGATCGAATCAATGTTATGGATATCCGTCCTGAAGGAAAAGCAGTTGATGCTAACGGAGAAAAAATTTCTGGAAGTTGGATGACGCATAAAATCGTCAACCTATGTGCATGGATCAGTTTACTAATGAACGATACCCGCATGACGACGGCAGAAACAAATGCTTTGCAAAAGGCACTTATCCGTACATACGCAAAAAAAGGAATAACGGTTGATAACAAATCTCTTTATAAAAACATACAGACAGGCGAGCTTAAAGAAATGCCTATTCTTGGGGAACTGTACGAAGAAGTAGTACAGGTAGATTCTTTGAATAGAATCGCAAATGCTTTAGAGCCTTTCGTAAGCGGTATAGCAAGCAATATGAACGGGCAGACGAATGTTGATATTGAAAATGCAAGATATGTTGTGTTCGATGTCGATGAGGATAAAATTCCAGAAGAAATGTTTAGTTCTTTCTTATACCTGGCATTTGATTATGTATACAATGTGGTAAAGGAAGATATTACATCCAAGGATCTTATTTTCTTGGATGAGGTATGGAAAATGATGGTTGTGCCGGATGCAGCGAAACAGGTGTCTAAGATGATTAAACTTATACGTGCGTATGGTGGAAGTGCAGTAATAGCCACGCAGCAGATGGGTGACTTCAATAAGGCAGGTGATATTGGTATGGATATATTGAATAATGCAGAAATCAATCTCTACCTTGCCATGAAGCCACAGGATATTACTGAAACGCAAAAGCTGATGAGTTTGTCAAGGGAAACGGTTGCGGATCTGGAAAAGTTGGAAAAGAGACACGGACTTCTTGTCACACGAAAGGATAAGCTTTTTATGAACATTAAAGCTACAGACATGGAGTGTGAAGTAATGAGTACAGATATCAATGATCGTATTGAGAAAGAGGCATCAGTTGCCGCTAATGCGTCATAAATGAGAAATAAGCCTTTTAATGCGTCATAATAACTTAGTTGCGCGTCATAAAAGCACATGCATATTTAGAGGGAAAAAGGATTTTTGGGGAATAATGACGCACAGATAATTAACAATGACACGCAAAATAAAACCATTTAGGGAGGAAGAAAATGAGATACGAGCGATTATCTAAACAGGAACAAATGTTATTTGAAGTTTTTCAGGAAGTAAATGCGATGACATATGAGCAAGTAAAGCAATTTCTAATGAAGTTTACCGGGTGCAGCGAAAACGTTCCAAAATACATTGTACACAATCTGATTCGGCAAGGAGCAATATCTCCGACACAAGAAGACGAAGAGGGGATCTTGCTTTGCGGCAATAACCGTAATCAGAACATTCAAACCGCAAGGAATGATGTCATGTTCGCAATGTACTATTTGTTAGACAAAGCGGAAACTCTTGACGATATGCTTTCTCTCGCAACGTCATATCTGAACAATGTTGCACTGTCGTTCATTTTGGATGGGAAGTTATATGAGGCGATCAAGGTAAGCGATCAATCACTTTCCTTGATTGAGACAACAAAGCAAAGATACATTGAGCGCTTTGCTGAGAATAACAAGCAGGCAATACCGTTTTATTCAGTCTTTATGTTTACGGTACACGCTGGCACGGAGGAGGAAGCGGAGATCCTGGAGGAACTGGAAACAATGAATATTGAGATTCCCCACCGCATTGTTATTTTCCGCAGCACAGATCCGACGACAAAACCAGATTATGTCGAGTATGCCATAGAATAAATTATTCGTGCAATGTAAAAACAAGCTTTGAAAGTAACACATAAGAAAAAACATATTACTCATAGTGTGTCAATATAGTCTGCACGAGTAATAGCTAGTAGTCGAAAATAGTGCCGAAATGAGTGCAGGAGTAATAGGTTTCACATGCTAATTAAAAAGTAAGAAACTTATTACTTCTGCGCCGGATCAGGCAATTTTAAAAGTAATAACTTTGTGTGAAAGTTTTACAGAAAAAACAAGGTTTTTCTAAATTTTGGCGGATGAAGTGTGGAGTAGACTGGCGCGAAAACATAAATTGGAGTAGTAAGGGAGGACATAGCATGGCAGATATGATAGATACGGCGGCGATTAGCATGGAAGACGTATCGGTAGAGATGCTATCTGGCAGAGAAGATGCATTACGGGAAGAAATGCTACGAAGCAAGATAGAAAAACTGCGAAAACGAAGAACGAGGTATGCGATTGGGTACAAGGGGATGATTCTGAAGATATGTCTGACAGCCGGTGGCATTAGCTACAATGGATTGCAGATGTTGGCTGGGGATCGGAAGACATACACGAACGCGATTCGAGATTTTGTTAAGGACGGACTAATGACAATACACTGGATCGGGCGTAATTGTGTGGGGGTATTTCTTGACTTTAATAATACCAACGTATTGTACAAGGATAGTTTTATGTCATACATAGGTACCTATAACAGATTTTGCGCACAAAGGGCGAAGAACCTTGGTAGTTACAAGAGTAGCAGATCCGGAGCTATTAAGGCAGCACGGTACAGTGAGATCATAATGCTTTTGTCTGGGACATCCGTAAATGTGCTGACAGAGGACAAGCCCGCCTTGTATAACAAAGAAACCATTGCAGATGATGCAGCGTACTTTTATTCGGACACAGAAGTAAAGATTATGGTCGAGGGCGACAATGTGGTAAAAGAAGAAAATATGAACAGCAAGTACGTGATAAGTTCCAGAGCACAAGGTTTTATACTTTCCCGCGGTGGAATCTATATGCTGTATCATTCTGGTGCAAAGCGAATGGCATGGAGAAGCACACAGGAACAGCAAATGCAATTCCGAGTGGCGAGCCTGATCGGCAAAAGCACGGCAGGACAGTACAAGAGTATCAATGTAGACGACTGTATTATCTATGCTGATAGTGCAGAACCATTTGTAGAAATGTTTGTGGATGATATAGAACACATAAAGTCGCGGAGATTTAAGTATGCATCTCTCGAAAATGGATTTAAAAACACCTATTATCTTCCGTACACTAAGGACGGACAGTATATGACTGACCTAATGGTGCATGCCGACTGGCAGGATAAGATACTGAAATACTTCATGGATGGTGATAAGGAGTTGCACCGGGAGAAATACTACTCTGTTGCAGATCTGAATAATGGGGAGAATCCGATATTTGTATTCTGCATACCAAATGTGACGCGGCTGAACAGCTTCCTCATGACAGCTGAAATCATGGATGAAGACTATTACATATACTGTTTTGACTTTCAAGTAGAGTTTCTAGCCAGAGTAGTAGACGGACGGGCAAAAATATTCAGCATACCGTTAGAAGAGTTCAAGGCTGAATTCAGTCTGTAGTATCAAAAACTGTTTGAAGCGAAAGGAAAGATACATATGGATGAAAAACACAGTAACAAAACAGAGGGCAGTCTTATAGACCAGGCATCAATAAAGATCTGGTACGATTTTGTAAAAGAGCAGGCTGAGAAGCGGAAAAAGGCATTTCTCATAATTGGTGGCAGCACATTGTTTGCTTCTCTGCTTGCCGGAGGTGTTATAGGAACATTTGCCGCAATAGCAACGCGGGATGCCGTGCGATTTACGGTTGTAAACTGGATATACTACACTTTCACCAGTCCGGTGTCATGGATTGCTGGCGGCATATTCTTTATATTAGCCAATGTAGAATTAACGAAATTCATTGTCGGAACTCATAAGACTTCCATCCGTGACAAGGACCGGAATTATGACAGTTCCGAGAGAGGAGATAACGGCACAGCAAAAAAAGCATCTAAAGAAGAGTGCCGGGATATGTTCAATTATGGAGACTATAAGGATCTTGATGATATTATCCTCGGATGTGATCCAGAGAATGTGCACGAGATGTATACGTTGAATACTGGCAAGGAGAAGATCATAGAGGGATTGAATAAGAATGTTTTCGTTGTTGGTGCGCCGGGATGTGGAAAAACGTTCTCATATATCATTCCAGCAATCATGCAGAAGATAAAAGCCGGGGAATCTATGGTGGTTACAGACTTGAAGAAAGATATTTACGGTGTAACAGCCGAAATGGCAAGAGCAAACGGCTATGTCGTAAAAGTATTGGATTTCGACAATCGGTTCCTGCTGCATTCAGATTCTATTAACTTTATGGCGCTTGTTGGTCAGAATATCTCCTTAATCAATACCCTTGCAGAAACAATTATTGCAAACATATATGGAGAGGAGCAGGAAGACTACTGGAAAACGATTGAAACCAACCTGTTAGAAGCTGTTATGATCCATGTAGCCACAGATGACTCGTGCAAAACGGAGCGAACGTTGGCGAAAGTATACCGGCTGATCAACGAACTAAATTCTACGGCGATAGGAATGCTCTGTAAGTCAGACGACAGCCCAGCGAAACCATATTTCAATAACTTCACAACATTGTCGGCGCAAGTTAAGGATCAATGTAAGAGTGGATTAGCATCTCATTTGAAAGCACTTGCAGACCCAGTAATTCAAAGGATTGTAAGTGAGGACGACGTTGACCTGTCTTTGCCGGGAAAGCAAAAATGCATTTACTACTTGACTTTGAACGACCAAAATCCAAAGTCAACATCGTGGTTAGTTGCCATGACATTCACTTTGCTGTTTGAACAGCTTACCCAGCTGGCAGACTCGCAGTTCAATCACAAATTACCAATACCGGTAACGTTGCTGATAGATGAGTTTTATAATGTTGGAGTCATTCCGGCGTTCGATTCAAAAATTTCACAGATCAGATCAAGGGATGTCCGGTGCTGGATTGTCGTCCAATCGTTAAAGCAGCTTGAAACCATGTATGATATGACATGGGAAAAGATTGTGGAATGTTGCACAACATGGATCGTTATGAAGGTAAATGCTCAAAGCACAGCAGAATATTTTGAAAAAATGAGTGGTGTAGAAACTATAGACACAACAAGCGACCGGTATGACGAGACCAAGACAGATGCATTAAAATATCACAATACAGTACAGAGAACATTATCAAGAAATCAGCGCATGGTGTACTTTGCTGATGAGATACGGCGGCTTAACCCGTACCATGTTCTTGTATGGGTATCTGGTCACAATGTTGCCGAACTTAAAAAGGTTGGATACAATACGCATCCTATGTGTAAAGAGATCCGGGAGTGCAACTGTGTAGCACATATACCGAATTGGATCTACAGATTAAGTGACCGGGAACGGGAACGGCTTGGAGTAATGGCAGAAACAGAGTTGTGGGAAGAAGAGAGCACTCACGAAATTGAATTATGTACTATAAAAGACTTTGAAGAACATTGGAACAGCAAGAAGCAGCGCGCACTTGAAGAAAAGATTGCGAAAGAAACGGCATAGGAGGATAACTACATGATGATAATTCTTAAAAATCAGCATCCAACACTTACAGAGAGGTACTTATTCAAGACCTATGGTCTGTATCGGTCCATATCAGATGATCAGATAGAAAAGTATATATGCATTTATGCAGGTACAAAAACAGAGTTCCCGTCAGAAATCCATTTTGATGAAGAGCAAGTGGATCTCGACGAATTTATCATTTTTGAAAAAGTGACAGAGACCATTCAAATCCACATGAGAACAGATACCTTGCTTTTAGATGCTATCAGAGCACGAGCCGCGGAACTGGGCTGGAAGTGTTAGGCGAGCGCCAATCAAGTTCTATTGCAGAAAGACTTTAGTAGACAAATGAAAGTATACTTGATGGTAAAATTAGCGATATCTGCCTGATAAATGGTAGCGATAAGATTGACGCAGCTATTTTCTTGGTACAACAGGAAGATAGTTGCGTAGACACTTTTGGTAGTGTACTCATTCCAATATCATCTATAAAATCTATTTCTGTTTTGTATGCAAACAATTCAAGAACGGGCAGAAGAATTAGGGTTTTAATTATTCAATAGTTTTGAAACCACTTATACTCTGGGTATAGGGTTTGTCAACACAAGAGTATGAAAGAAAGGTTGACAGAGTGGTATAGATATGGTATAATTCACTTATACAACACAAAGGCGTGTTGCGTATTGGACCATTAGCTCAGTTGGTTAGAGCGTCCGGCTCATAACCGGATGGTCTGGGGTTCAAGTCCCTAATGGTCCATTACTCTGCCGTGTGTCCGGTTGGTCGAGGGTGCGGTTTTGAAAACCGTCTGGATGTAAAAGTCTCTGGGGTTCAAATCCCTAACACGGCGTATGGTGCATTGCCGTAATGGTAGCGGAGCGTCTTGCTAAGTCGTCCTGCAGAAATGCAGTACAGGTTCGATTCCTGTATGCACCGCTATGAAACCGCATTCCACCGGTGGAGGAGGCTTCAGACAAACTGTCCTGACTTCGGACGTTAAACCAGTTTGGTTAGAGAGATTGCAAAGGCACCTCGGATTCGAGCAGAGCTTTTGCGGAGAACAGTAAGAACCCGGTTATGATTTTAGCGGTTAAATGGTACCTGGCTTCCGGATAAAAAGTAACAACCGCAACGCTCGATTAGTCAAGCGGCTAAGATACCACCCTTTCACGGTGGAGACGGGAGTTCGATTCTCCCATCGAGCATTCGGTCAAATTTCGCAGCTAAGGTCCTACAAGAGGAACCGGTGGTTCATCGGGACGTGATTGCGGCGCAGGAGACCGAAAGTTTGGTGTAGTTTAAATTTGGTTAAAAACAGCCGGCGAGGCAGATGGTGGCGTATTGCCGAAACGAAAGTAGAAGTAGTTGAAATGGTATTGCACAGTATTTCTCGACTTTGCGTGAAAGCGGAAGTTGGGGAAACACCGAATCAGTTAATGACTGACGGAAACGAAAATATCTGATACGAAAATATTCCTAACCACCCACCAAACAAACAATTCCTACTGAAAGTAGGTATCGAATGGAAATTTCATAATATTATTGGGCATTCGCCAAGCGGTAAGGCACAGGATTTTGATTCCTGCACTTCGCCGGTTCAAATCCGGCATGCCCAGTTCGTTAGGGCGTCAAATGCTAGTGCATGTTATTTGATGCTCTATTCGTTATTTAATTTATACATTGTGAAGAGGAGGTGGAAAAATCATAGGCTAAATCTAACATGTTACTGAGGAAAATAAAACTGGAGGCAGAAAAAAATGAATTTAAAAAAATTACACGCAGGTCGGCACCGGAAAGCAGACAACAAAGAGCTGATGTTGCACATTGGCGACGAGCGATCAGCGTATGTATTACGCAACAATGCATTATTGACTGGGAATACCGGGACTGGAAAGACTTCGCTTGCTAAAGCGTTACTTAAGAATCTTATGGCAGAATATTCGCCTAAAGATTTTGGATTTGTTTATATAGGGCTTGAGGGAAGCGCCAAAGACATTAAAGGATCGCCGCATGCAATATCTGCTGCCGATTATTCATCTGAAAGGGTAGTGCGTCACGCATTGGAAACAGCACGAGTTACTGCGATGGAACATACTGAAAAACAGATTCTTGTAGTAGTCGATGAGTTTTCCAATATTCCACTGGAATTTTCTATGTGGAAAACCATTGTTGATGATATGACAACATGCGGAGTACATTTCCTTTTTATACTTCATGCACACCAAAGAGCAGCTCTTGATGCACTATTGAATATAGCAACGTTTGAATTGCGTATGTCTTTGTGCTCTTCAATCGAAGATAAATGTGCGACTCTTGATGTAGACATGTCAAATATAACTGCATTTGAAGGCTGTTGGGGAAAAGGTGTTGTTGATGTGAGAGATATTCGCAGCGATCGAATGGAACATCTTAGGTTTTCAGATGCGGATCATTCGGATTTAGATCAGGTTCGTGAAAAAGCTTTAAAAGATTTTATGGAAAGAAAGACTTCCATGGAAAGCACACGGGTACACAAACGCAAGTCGATTTTAAAAGTGTAGAGCCGGCTATTCGTATTGGTATAAAGAATCAATATAAGAGTAAACACATGCAATTTGCGTTATGTGTTTACTCTTTCTTTTTGTCAGTTTTTGGGAAAATATCTCCACTTTAATGAAAGCAGATCTATGTCAGCAATAGTTGACCGAATGGTATAGTTGTGGTATAATACACTTATAATGTGAAATTAAATTATATATTGCAAAAGACAAGGAGATATGCGTATGCATAAGGACAGTAAAGAGCAGCGGCGGATTTTTAGTGAAATGACGCAAAGAAGATCAATGCCAGCAAAATATCCGAACCAAAATGCCATGAAAAGCTTTAAAGAGGTGCCGTATCAGTTGCGGTACAGGAGGGAGCAGGGAAATGATTGAATGCATGAAGAATATGGCGAAGCGCCCGGAGTTTGGACGGTGGATTCCGGTAAGCGAGAGGTTGCCGGAAGATTGCGTCCCGGTCAACATTACATATGTGAATCATAATCCGGAATCTTATTACGCGAACATCAAAGATGTACCGTTTACGGCAACAGGGGTGCATTACTCGGACGCATGGTACTGGTGGTCAACGACTTGCACTGATTATCTTGCAGAATACGGCAGATGTGATGTTGATATGGTCGATACCGATGTCGAGATAATAGCCTGGATGCCACTGCCAGAGCCGTACCGGGAAAGTGAGGAAAAATAATGGGTTGCGAAAAAGAATGCAAACTTGGAAAAACATATTGCTGCATGGAGTGCCCGAGCTACGATATATGCCGAGAGAAGCGCAAGAACAAAAAATCGGGCTTTGAAAAAGCGGTGAAGTGGATTGCTGTTAGCATTGCGGTTATCGCCGGAATCAAGATGACGGGATCGGCGTGGTGCCTGTGGGCGTTTGCTTTGCCGATACTGGCAGATTAGGAGGGATAACATGGAGAGTAGATATTTATATCGCGGAAAGCGGATTGATAACGGAGAATGGGTAGAAGGATATCTGTCATACCCATTTTGCACAGAAAAGGGCAACGAAAGTTATTATTTCTACGCAAAGGATAGTTTGGGTTTCTTCTGTCGTTGTGTTGTAGATGCATCTACTATCTGCCAGTGTACTGGACGGACAGATCGAGATAAGGCATTGATATTTGAACACGATGTAGTTGCCTACCTTGACACATATAGCACAGAGAACGGATATGCAGAAGCAGATTGTGTCGGTGAGGTTGTATGGGATGAAGAAACATTGTCTTTCCAAGTGACGAATAGATTATCTGCCGAAAGTTGGGAAGTTATTGACGGGGAATGCAAAGTTCTTGGGAATACGATTGACAACTCGGAGCTGTTGGAGGTGTGAGTATGACGGAGAATGAAGCCCTTGGATATTTGAAAAACTCTAAAAGGCAAAAGAGCATGTTGGAAATTCTTCCTGGTTCGGATATTGGAAATACGATCATCAAGGCCTTGGAAGAGTTAAAACAGTACCGCACAATCGGCACACCGGAAGAATGCCGTAAATCATTGGAAATCTGCAAAGCTATGGTTGAACGTAATATAACACCAGATGATATGGAAAATTATATGAAGTTTGAGGATGAATGCATAAAGCAGGGATTTACACTTGACAGCATTCTGAAATCCAGAGAGAAGCAGACGGCAAAGAAAATAGAAATATTTAATGGACAGGCATCTTGCCCTAACTGTAAGCACTTTTTTGGAGAAATGAATGTTATTAGGAGTCTGATAGCATGGAACATGCCATATTGCAAACATTGTGGTCAGAAATTAGATTGGAGTGATGAAGAATGAGTGCGATATGGTTCATAGTTCTGTTTTTAGCTTGGGGAAATGGAGTTGAAATTGATGATGCGTCATATTTGATGTTTGCAATTTTTTTATGTCGGAGATTGTATTTTAATGCGGACAGGAGGAAGAAATGGGAAGGCTGATTGATGAGGATGATGTAAAGAAGATGATTTCTGATACATTTGAGAAGGAAAAAGATGTTATAAATAGCTTTTGGAAAATGGGTACGTTGATGGATAAGGTCGACGAAATTCAGACCGCCTACGATGTGGATGCGGTTGTGGAGCAGTTGGAAGAAAGAAGCGAAGAATATAATTCTGGTGTACGGTTGCATGGAAAGCCGGAAGAAATGCTTACGGATGAAGCAATCGAGATTGTGAAAGGTGGTGGTGTAGATGCCGATTAAACCAGAAAATCGAAAAAGATATCCGGCAAACTGGAAAGACATACGAAAAGATATCCTTAAACGGGCAGATAATAAATGCGAATTTTGCGGAATTGAGAATTATTCTATCCGCGAAAACGGCTCAAAAGTTGTCTTGACAATAGCGCATTTAGACCATACACCGGAAAATTGCGATTACAGTAATCTCAGAGCGTTATGCCAGCTTTGCCACAACAGGTATGATGCAAAGCACAGGGCAGAAACGAGAAGAAAGGTGGTGGAGTAGATGGCAGTTAAACCAATTTTGTTCAATACCGAGATGGTTCGGGCAATTCTGGACGGGAGAAAAGATGCAACGAGAAGAATTGTAAAAGGCTTTATTCCTAATGATGCAGTATGGGGATATACCGCTTTTACACCTAAAGGGTACATATCGTGTAGAGGTACATTTGCAGATGGGTATGGAGAGAAATTCTTTAAGTTGCCTTGCGAGCCGGGCAATATCCTGTATGTCCGGGAAACATGGAAAAAGGCACCAAATGGGTATTATTACTACGAAGATTGGCAGAAAAATGTCATCGCAGATATTACAAAATGGAAACCATCCATCCACATGCCGAAAGAAGCCGCGCGTATCTGGCTTAAGGTTACGGATGTGAGAGTGGAGCGGTTGCAGGATATAACACCAAAGGGGGCAGAAAGCGAAGGTGTTGGAAACCTTTTCTATGATGATATCGGATACGGTGAAAAAAATTATGGAACAGAAGTAGACACAGAGTACGGGATTGCAAAGGAGCAATTTGCTTGGCTGTGGGAATCAACCATCAAGAAATCCGACCTTGACCGGTATGGTTGGGATGCAAATCCGTGGGTTTGGGTTATCGAATTTGAGCGGTGCGAGAAACCGGAGGAAATATGAGCAAACGACCAGAAATTACGAAAGAACTTTCTTTAGCGCTTGAAAGATATATAAATCCCAAAAACGACACAAGAATTTATATGGCTAAAGAAGTCACGTTTGATTATGCCACAGGACACGCTATCAGAGTGGATTACATGAGATTTAAGCCTGTGAACAATACAGTCTCTGGGATTGAGAAAGGGGACTTTTACTGTTACGAGATAAAATCTTCTGTTGAGGATTTTCATTCGGGACATGGTTTGAATTTCATCGGTGACTACAACTATCTTGTAATGCCGGAGGAAGTATATGCGGCTGTATCAAAAGAAATCCCATATTTTGTTGGCGTGATTGTGCCAACAGAAAGCACTTGGCGGAATAACTGGAGAGAACTGACCGTAATCAAGAAAGCAAAGCGCAGAAGTAGAGAAAAAGCATTATCGGAAATGCTTTTTATGATGTTTCGTTCCGCGGCGAGAGACAGATATAAATTATCTTAGTTGGAGGTAAAAAAATTATGGCTAAAGCAGTATTAGTTACGGATATGCCTGAACAGGTTTGCCAGAAGTGCACATTGTGCTATGAGACAGAGAATGATGACGAATATCTGTGCTGTGCGACAGGGAAACTTGTACCAGACGGAGCAAAGCCGGATTGGTGCCCACTTCGGGAACTGCCGGAGAAGATACCAGAGCTGAAATCCGGTTATGAGAGTATTGATAGAACATTGCACCGGGAGGGCTGGAACGCCTGCTTGGATGAAATTTTAAAGTAAAACAGGAAAGGAGCGGAGCTTCCCGGGAAGATGCGCATCGGCTCCTTTTGACAGAATGAAACAAATAGACGGTCAGATAGGTCTTTTCGATGTAAAACCTGTCAATGAAAAGAATGAGTGCCTTGAAGAGCCGTGTTCTCATTGTGATGTGGAATGGTGCTCAATAAGTTGCTTCCTTAGAAGAGGCTATTTATGGGATAAACTCCATAGATTCATAAAAGGAAGTGACGGAAAGCCGCTTAGAAGAAAATTAGAAGAGCGAAAATGTAAGGTTGATTATTAAATAGTTTTATCAGAAAGGAGTAAGTCTATGAATAGTACAGATGCAGCATATAGAAGAGATAATTTTATGCTGGAATTTCTTGATTCTGCATGCGTGCCAAAACAGTCAAACTATACGCAGCAGGACATTGATGATTGCAATGATGCAATTTGCGAATATGAATGTTTGATACAACACGCAATTGACATTGGAGACAAACTGGAAATTGCGACGTTGAGAACAGAAATGCAGCATGTAAAGGCTGAAAAACGAAATATCAAGAGAGTGATGAAAAACAGAATGGAGCTTGCACTTACATAATTTTCACATGATAGAGAGTTTGCGATTGTTAAGACCGAAGCACTTGGGGAACAAATAATGTTCTAATCGTAGTCGAGAGGTCGGGAGTTATGCTAGTGCGTAATTCTGTTTGGTTGCCGAGAATGCTCGAAACCAATACACAGCACATTCTCTTGATGAATTACTTAATGATGTTCCAAAGAACCAAACAATCGGAGATAATCTGATCCGGGCATGGAGCATTATAAACAATGATAAATATGAAACGATCGTTTGTTCTGTTTCTGGCGGTTCAGACAGCGACATAATGGTTGATATATGCGTGAGAGTAGATATGCACCATAAGATCAGATATGTGTGCTTCAATACCGGATTGGAATATAGGGCAACGAAAGATCACATTAAATACCTGGAGAAGAAATACGGAATAAAGATTGAGCTTCTTGAAGCATGGCAACATGGAATGACGATACCGAAAAGTTGCAAAACGTATGGACAGCCATTCTGTAATAAAATTGCAAGCGAGTTTATTCACAGACTGCAAATGCATGATTTTAAATGGGAAGATAAGCCTTTTGAAGAATTATATGCAGAATATCCACGATGCAAGTCGACTTTGTTATGGTGGTGCAATATGAAGCCGGACATAAGAAATAATATTAGTTGGAATAAGTGGCTTAAGGAATTTCTTATTGCAAATCCACCTACTTTCCCAATATCAAACATGTGTTGCAAGAAGTCGAAGAAAGATTTATCTCACAAAATCAAATGCGATTTAATGATTATCGGTGTGCGAAAAGCAGAAGGCGGAGCAAGGTCAACATCCTATAAAAATTGCTTTAGTGAGAAGTCTGACGATCATGACGAATATAGACCTCTATTCTGGTACACGAATAATGATAAACAATGCTATGAACAACATTATGGGATTGAGCATAGTAAATGCTATACAGAGTATGGATTAAAGCGTACAGGTTGTTGCGGATGTCCTTACGGACAGAATCTTGAATTTGAGCTTGAGGTTTTAAAGGAATATGAGCCGAAACTTTACAAAGCTGTCTGCAATGTATTTAAGGATAGTTATGAGTATACAAGACAATACAGGGCATTTTGCGAGGAGATGAATAAGAAACAGAAGAAATACTATCAAATGTCACTTGATGAATTTATAACATGATTAAAGAAAGGAGCCGGAACCTATCCGGATCATGACGGATGAGAAGTTGGCAGAATGGATTACCAATATGTGCGAGTTAGAAAGGCATGGAGGACCATACAAGTCAATTTATAACCTTGACACAGATAACGAAGAGGAGTAAGTTAAACTGAACTAATAAGAATGTTCGATTTCATAGGAAAGTGAGGGGAAAAGATTATGGAACAGATTCAGGAAAATGAACAGTGGAAATTGAATGGTAACTGTGAAAAATGTAATTTCTCTGGAAATAAGGATGAGAACATTGTAATTTTTCTTGGCGATTTTGGTCTTGTATGGAATGTTGAGAAGGTGAAGTTACTCAAAGAAATATGCGATAAATCTAATGCAAAAGTTGTCATAAGCTCTTCATTGCGCGGATCAGAAAATTGCATCCCAAAGATTTATTATATACTGCGAGACATCTTAAAAAACAACGGTATAGAAGTTATAGGGAATACGCCCCATTTAAATGCTGAATTTGATATATCTCGTTCAAAATGTAAAAATGGGACTGGTAGAGCTGCTGAAGTTAATAAATGGATTAACGAACATGAAGTAGACAGTTTTGTGATTCTTGATGACGAAGATTGGAATTGGTCCGATTATGGATATGAAAATAATTGGATTCAACCAACATGGTCTGGGAATGGTGGCTTGAAAAGAGAACATGTAGACAAAGCAATAGAAATATTAAATCAAAGAAAATAGAGCAAGATATTAAGGACAAGGAACAGGACAGGACATTAAGGAACCGCTTGATACAGTAACATCACGAGATAGATTTGGACTTGTGACCATCAACGGCACTGATTATCAGATCGTTGATATCGGACTGCGGATGTTGGAGCCACGGGAACTATATGGATGTCAGGGATTCCCGGACGACTACATCATTGACCATGATTATACCGGCAAGACGTATCCGCGGAGCGAACAGGTGCGCCGATGCGGTAATGCTGTGTGTCCACCGATACCGGCAGCATTAGTCAGGGCAAATCTTCCGGAATTGTGCGTAGCGGAACGTATGCCGAACATGAGGATCGAGTCAGAGCAGACCGGACAGCTCCGGTTTGCCTAGATTTAAGGAGAAATAGAATATATGGTCAGAAGTGTAGATACATTCTTCATAGACGGAGAAAGCTTTATTAGTTATTGCTCAGACAGCGACTTTGATTATGCAATTTATATTGGACAAAAGTGTAAAGTTTTGAGAAATGAAAAGTGTTTTATAGGTACGCTGTACAAAGTGAACTCAAACAAAAATACATTCTCGATAAAGCAAAATAATGGAGAAATAATAGAAATAAATTGTGCTGATGTAGAAGAGATTTTCAGCGAAGAGGAAATTGGAACGATAAATTAGAAGTTTAGGAGAGTGTTTATGAAAATATCAAAACTATTAAATTGTATACAAGAAAATCTGAATAGTGGTTGTTTGACTCTTGATTCAGAAGTATATATCAGAAATGATTGGGGAGATATTCACCCTGTAGAAGATGTAAGGATTGAAGAAAATGAGTTATTATTAGCGGATCAAGAACCTACTTAAACTGAACTTTAACAGGGAAAAGGAGGAAAATAGATGGATTGGAACGTTTACACTCAACGGACAGATTGTGACAAAGGGCAGGTGCATTAGCGGAGACCCGTACTACTTTTACAGAAGTAAAATTGTTGCATGGAAGAAATATGATGGAGGGAATGCATGAAAATTACAGTTAAAAAAAGGCGAAGAAATTTTAATAAGACTACCGACATTTTAAAACAGAACAATATGGAACGGTTACTAAAATATCTTAAGGAGAATCCGCATGAAGCAAAACGTTTTAACCAATGCTTTAATTGTTTAAAACTAAAATCGTGCAAAAAGGATTGTGAGGAAGATGAAAATGGAATGTGCAAAGAATGTGTTCCTATTGGCAACTAAGTTGAACATTCTGCCGACGGATCCCCGCCCAAAGTTTTCTCGTGACGTTTGTTGGCGGCGTCGAAATTAAGAACAGAAATGATTTATGCAAACGACTATGATCCCAGCCGGCAATACATACGGCGGAGCATAAAGAGCCACATGTCCA